TCGCTGGTGCGTCCGAGTTAATGGAAGGCTTCATAAATTTGCCACCGAGCAAGAAGCTATTAAATTCCTAGATGTGCCAATGCCCATCGAGCTTTTGGAGACTGAAGATGCCAGCGAAGAGAAAAAGGAAAGCAGCGAAAAAGCGCCCTATTCCGACTAAGCCAAAGTTGTATGCTTCAGTAAAAGCAGCAACTAAAAGAAAGTTTAAAGTTTATCCCTCCGCATACGCAAATGCGTTTCTAGTAAAAGAATACAAGCGTAGAGGCGGTGGATACCGAATGGGAATCAAGAAATGAGACGTAGATCTGGGCTTACCAAATGGTTTAAAGAAAAGTGGGTAGATATTTCCCGTCCAAAGAAAGGCGGCGGCTTTAAGAAGTGCGGAAGAAAGAAAGCAAAAGGAAAAGCATACCCTAAGTGTGTACCCGCTGCAAAAGCGCGTACCATGACAGCAGCGCAGAGGAAGTCAGCTGTTCGTAGAAAAAGAGCAGCCGGCAATCCTGGAGGCAAGCCACGTAATGTATCTACATACGTGAAGAGGAGAAAGACAAGTGCCCGCAAAAAGAAAAAGTAAAAAGAAAGACTCTCGACTAAAAAGAGCAGGAGTATCAGGATATAATAAACCTAAACGCACTCCTGGTCATGCAAAAAAGTCTCACATTGTAGTAGCTAAAGTAGCTGGCAAGGTGAAGACAATCAGGTTCGGTCAGCAGGGAGCTAAAACGGCAGGGAAGCCGAAGGCCGGCGAATCAGAAGCTATGAAAGCTAAGCGTAGATCGTTTAAAGCACGTCACGCAAAGAATATAGCAAAAGGACCCATGTCTGCAGCATATTGGGCTAATAAGGTGAAGTGGTAATGCACGAGATAATTTACCCCCATAAATCCCATAATTTTACTCCTATTTATAAGTTTGGTTATAATAGTAATTTACATGGTAGTGACTTCAAATCTATATGGAGCCAAAACGTTGTATACCCTTGGTCGGCTTTTGACACTGCTGTAGCTATTACTGCTGCCAGTGACGATGGTAACGATACTGATGACTTAGAGATTCAAGGCCTGGATGCAGACTATAATTTACAAACAACGACAGTTACTCTTACAGGACTCACCCCCGTAAACGTACCAGGGACTTGGAAGAGGGTCTTTAGGTTAAGATATAGAGATACTAACAATGCCGGCCTAATATTGGTCAAGACAGGTTCTACGGTAGTAGCAGCTATTGACGAACTAGAAAACTCTTCAGCTATGGCAATTTACACCGTCCCTGCAGGATATACGGCTCGCATGACTAACTACACAGTTAGTACTTCGAAAGGATCAGACGCAGCTATTCGTATGAAAATACGCCACGCTGGAGACCTGTTCAACACAGAGCACTTGGTTGAGAGTTTCCAAAATGTTACTACCCAGGAATTTACAAAAGGGTTCCAATTTCCTCAAAAAACAGATATAGATTTTGTGGCGACCGGAACAACCACCAACGGGCAGGTAGTAGTATCTTTCGAGCTGTTACTAGAGAGAAGTTATAGATAATGACAGACTATCACCCAGCAGACACTAACGGCGATGGCAAGGTATCTAGCGCAGAAGAGGCTATGTACCTTGAAGCTCGACGGAAAGAATTAGAAGACGCAGATGCTATGCGAGATGCGCAGAGAAACATGGCCTGGTTTGCACTCGGCGGTATGTTGCTCTACCCTTTCTCCGTAGTACTAGCCTCCCTAGCAGGGTTGGACACAGCATCAGATACACTTGGGGATATGGCACCTACGTACTTTGTATCTGTAGCTGCCATTGTAGCGGCATTTTACGCTAAAGAAGCAGTCGGTAAAAAATAATGTTTAAAGAACAAGTTGATAATTTAAATAAAAACTGGAAGTACCGGTATGACAACGAGCAGTTTCATACTAACGAGTTTTGGACTATATTGAAAGAAGCTCCTTATGAAGGAGACTGCGAAGACTACTCCCTAACTCTTCTCTATAATATTAACAATAAGTCTATGAAAGGTTTTTGGAGAGACATATTAACTTTTAAAGCCAAGATGCGGTTTTGTAGAATTGGTGGAGAAGGTCATGCAGTATTACAATACGATAATATGTATATCGACAATATACAACGAAAATGGACAACACGAGAGGCTTTAGAGGAGAAAGGTTATGAGTTTTCAAGAATACCATATACCCCTGTTGGAGTCTTTGCACGATTATACTTTATAGGAAGAATTAAATGGCAGTTGAAATAAGTCGGAGAGATATAATCTCTGACGAAATAGTTGAACTACAGTCTGAGGCAAGGTTTCTCAAGCTCCCCGTAGCTCCTTATTTGGACTTACTAAACATCACACCTCTACCCTCGCAGATAGCAATTATCAATGCGGTGAATAACCCTAAGTATCGTTTTATCTCTGCGGCTATTTCTAGACGTCAGGGAAAAACATATATTGCGAACATTATTGGACAGCTCGTGTCTCTAGTACCGGGCTCTACAATCTTAATCATGTCTCCTAACTATTCCTTGTCTCAGATTTCTTTTGATCTTCAGAGAAACCTAATTAAGCACTTTGATTTAGAGGTTACAAAAGATAACGCCAAAGATAAAGTAATTGAAATATCCAACGGTTCTACAGTACGAATGGGTTCTGTAAACCAGGTTGATTCTTGTGTAGGTCGTTCTTACGATCTTATTATCTTTGATGAAGCCGCACTTGCAGATGGTAGAGATGCTTTCAACGTAGCACTACGACCTACCCTAGATAAGCCCAACTCAAAGGCAATCTTTATCTCCACGCCACGGGGTCGCAATAACTGGTTCTCGGAGTTCTTCATGAGAGGCTTCTCGGATGAGTTTCCTGAGTGGTGCAGTGTTCGAGCTACTTATAAAGACAACCCCCGTATGTCTGAGAGCGATATTGCAGAAGCACGAAAGTCTATGTCAGAGGCAGAGTTCAAGCAGGAGTACGAGGCCGACTTTAACACCTATGAAGGTCAGATCTGGAACTTTAACTTTGAGACCCAGGTGCAAGACCTCGCTAGTTTTGATACTAGCAGAATGGATGTATTTGCCGGCCTTGATGTCGGTTTTAGAGACCCAACCGCAATGTGTGTAATTGCTTACGATTGGGACGCAGAGAAGTTCTATTTACTAGACGAGTATTTTAATAACGAGAGAACCACAGACCAACATGCTGTCGAAATCCAAAAACTCATTGATCGTTGGGATATTGATTATATTTATATTGACTCAGCTGCTCAGCAAACAAGGTTCGATTTCGCGCAGAACTATGGAATATCAACTATTAACGCGAAGAAATCTATCATCGACGGAATTGGCCATGTTGCAGCCATTATCGACAACGACGCCCTCTTTGTTGATCAAGCTGCGAAGGAATCGCTCGCCTGTGTAGATGCGTATCAGTGGGATCCAAATCCTAACCTAGTACGCGAAAAGCCAAAGCATAATATGGCATCGCATATGGCGGATGCACTTCGATATGCGCTCTACTCATTTGTTACTGCGAATCAATCCTTCTAGCGATACCTAGTGAAAAATAGTTATTGACAAGTGACCTTAAAGTAGATATAATTCTTCTATTGAAAAATTCAAGAAACGGAACCAAAATGCCTAAGCTAAAACGCGATGTAGTAAAGTATGTAAGGGACAAAGCAAAGTCCAAGTACGAAAAAGCGACAGAGTGTCGTATTTGTGGCGAAGCAGAACAACTTGATTTTCACCATTTTTATAGTCTGACTCCATTGTTGAATCAGTGGCTTACTAAGAACAGGCATAATCCTGAGTACATAATGGCACTTAGGGACGACTTTATAGAAGAGCACCATGCTGAGCTATATGACCACACAGTAACACTGTGTCATACACACCACTTAGGCCTTCACAAAATATACGGCAAAGACCCCGCGCTAGGGACTGCAAAGAAACAAATGCGCTGGGTAGAGATTCAAAGAGAAAAACATGGCTTGGTATAACCCTTTTGAAAAGACAGTAGTGGAGACGGTTGAGAAGCTCAACCCTATTCAGCAGTACGTCCAGGAAATTAACTCAAGCAGAGAAGACCACACTAGCTATGAAAGGTTCTACGAAGAACTAGAGATTGTTAATCGCGGTGTGAATATGATCGTTGATGATGTTGCTGAGATTCCCGTACGTGTAGGCGAGGCTACCAAAGGACAAAATATAGTAAAAGGTCTTAAAAGATCTAAAGTTGATCTCTTACTTAACAAAGAGCCTAACCCTTTTCAAGATATAAATACGTTTAAACGCAACCTAGTTACAGACTATCTTTTAGACGGCAATATCTTTATATACTTTGATGGCGCACATCTATATCATATACCTGCCGATAACGTTACTATTCATAGTGACACAAAGACTTATATTGAGAAGTATACGTATAACGATGTAGACTACTCTCCAGATGAGATCATCCACATCAAAGAAAACTCCTTCTACAGCACCTACCGTGGCGTTTCTCGTTTGAAGCCTGCTGTGCGTACAATGAAGATTATTCGTGCTATGCGTACGTTCCAAGATAACTTTTTTAATAACGGTGCTGTTCCTGGCTTAGTACTCAAGTCACCTAATACTCTTTCAGATCGCATTAAAGAGCGTATGATGGCCTCTTGGCAGGCTCGTTACCGTCCAGACAGTGGCGGACGTAGACCTCTTATTCTTGATGGTGGCTTAGAAGTAGACTCCATCTCTGATACAAATTTTAAGGATTTAGACTTTCAAAACGCAATCTTAGAAAACGAGAAGATTATTTTGAAGGCTCTCGGAATCCCTCCAATCCTTTTAGACTCTGGTAATAATGCTAACATTCGCCCAAATTTACGTTTGTACTATTTGGAGAGCATACTTCCTATACATCGAAAGATGAATTATGGACTAGAGAGATTTTTTGGTTTCGAGATTAAGGAAGATGTTACAGAGATACCTGCTCTTCAACCAGAGCTACGAGATCAGTCAGCCTACTATACTTCTTTAGTAAATGGCGGTATTATTACTGCAGCAGAAGCTAGAGAGCGTCTAGGCTTTCAAGAAATTGACAATACACAAGATATTAGAGTTCCTGCAAACATAGCAGGTTCCGCAGCCAACCCCGACGAGGGTGGAAGACCACAAGAGGACACAGAAGATGGCAGTGACTAACACTAGAAAGAAAAACCGAATTGTAAGAGAGGTAGGAATGTACTTTGCAGAGCAAGGTAAAGTTTCTACTTTCTACGAATATAAATCAGATGGCAAACGACCTAAGGGTATGAGCCCTAAATATATAATGAGTAATTTTAAGGGGTGGGAACACTTCCTACAGTATTTTAAAGTACTGGAACCAGAACTTTGGAATCTAGCTAATGGCATCAAGCCTGAGCCAGTTAAGCCAAAGCCAGTTGTAAAGAAGCCAGCCGTAAAAAAGCCAATAGCACCTGCTAAGCCTAAAGTTGCTAAGCCTGCTAAAGTTAAAGTAGAGAAATAATATGAATAAGATTTTTAATCTAACTTCTACCTTTAAAGCTGCAGAAGCTGACGATGGGTCTGTAATGATTCGAGGAATGGCTAGTACAGTAGACTTTGATCGTGCAGGCGATACAATCTCAGCAGAGGCTTGGACAAAAGGTGGTTTACAAAATTTTGAGAAAAACCCAATTATTCTGTTTAATCATGACTATGATCGACCAATTGGTCGAGCCACAGGTATGAAAGCAGGACCTAATGGTTTAGAACTCGAATGTAAGATCAGCAAAAATGCCCCTGGCAATGTTGCTGAACTCGTTAAGGACGGTGTCCTTGGAGCCTTTTCCGTCGGTTTCAAAGTCAAGGACGCAGATTACATCAAGGAAACCGATGGACTAATGATTAAGGACGCTGAGTTGTTTGAGGTATCGGTTGTTTCCGTGCCCTGCAATCAGTCAGCTACTTTTTCGCTCGCGAAGTCTTTCGACTCAACTACTGAGTACGAAGAATTCAAAAAAACTTTCACTAATCGTGTAGATCTAGCCGGTCAGTCTCTGGCTAAGGACGAAGATATCTCTTCAAATATAGCTAGTGACCACACACCGAAAAGCGCGGAACTTATTTCCGCAGATCAGGAGATCAAAATGGACAATCAAAACATCGACTTGGAAGCTTTTGCAAAGAAGGTAGCTGAAGACACAGCTGCTAAGATTGCTATGAAGCTAGCCGAGCAAAAAGCAGCTGACGTAGCACAAGCTAAAGCAGTTCAAGAAGCCGAAGCCGCTAAAGCAGCCGAAGGCGTACAAATTAAATCAAGCATCGAATCAGGTATTCAAACTGGTGTTGAAGCTTTACAAGCCGACATGGAAAAAGCTTTTAACGAAGCTAAAGAAGGCGAGCTTCAGGAAATCACTAAGAAGTTTGAAGCACAGGTTGCTGAGAAAGCTGCTGAGTTGGAAGCTATGCGTAACAGCAAGCGTGACTTCTCTGGCCGTCAGAAAGGCGATACTTCTGCTTGGGGCAACGACTTCTTGCAGGCTAAAGTACTTGGTGCTATCACTGGCAAAGGCTATGACACTGACTTCGCTCGTGGTATCGCCGAAAAAGCTGGTGTAGATATTACTTATACTGGTGCAGGTTCTCTTGGTATCGATTCAAGCGTTGAAACTTCTTTCACTGAAGCTGTACGTTTAGAGCAGCGTGTTGCTGGTCTTTTCCGTGAGTTAGCTGTTGGTTCTTCTGCTACTGTACTTCCAGTTGCTCCAGATACTGCCCTTGCTACTTTTGGCGTTAATGGTATCACTGGTACTGACAACGCTCTTACTAACAGTATTGCTGGTGGTGGTAGTGCTTATGCTACTAGCCAGGTTATCTTGCGTGCATATCGCTTGATCGCTGGTACTTTCCTGAGCAATGATACTGACGAAGCTACTTTGGTTGCTATGCTTCCAATGATCTCTTCTGCTCTTGCTCGTTCACACGCTCGTGCAATGGACAGCATGTGTCTAGTTGGTGCTAGCTCTACTTCAGTCCAAAAAGGTCTTGTAGGCTACGAAGGTGCTGATGTAGTAACTAACGCTTATGGTGTTGCACCTACTGGTGATATTGATACATCTACCGCTTCCACTGGTGTTCAGACTGCTATCGACGCTTCAACTGCTCAAGAAATCACTGCAAACGGTCTATTGGCGATGCGTCAAGACATGGGTAAGTTTGGTATGAATGCTTCTGATGTTGCATACATCCTTCCTGTTGATGGCTACTTACAGCTTATCGACGGCCCTGGCTTCACTGACATCACTGAAGTTGGTTCTGACTTGGCTTCTAAAGTAACTGGCATGATCGGTACTATTTACGGTTCTCCCGTAATTGCTTCCGACATTCTTGCTAGTAACTTGAATGCTGGCGACGCTCAAACTACTACTGCAGCTTGTGCTGTTAATGTTAATAACTACCTGATCCCACGCCTGAAAGGTGTTGGCATCGAGAGCGAGTACTCAGTAGCTCAGCAGCGTACCGCGCTGGTAGCTTCTCAGTCTGTTGGTTTCAATCAGATTGAAGCCGGCACTGCTGGTAACCGCCCTGTAGTACGTGCATCTTACGTATAATTGTAACAGAGTAAAAAACGAAGGGGAGTTCGCTCCCCTAAGTTTTTACTAATGGACTTATAGAAAATGGCAAATTTAATTACTTTAGACGAATACAAAGAAGCTATGAAAATTACTGGCTACGGCGATGATGTACGTCTGGAGTCTTTGGTGACTTCTGTGAGCCAATTAGTAAAAACTTATTGCAACAACGGCATTAGAGACTATTATGATACTAACAAGGTTGAGACTTTCAATATAGATTATAGCTCTCATATGTTATCTCTCGAACAGAGTCCTATTGTTGAGGTAGTTTCTGTACAAGAACGAGAAAGCCTCACCTCCGCATATAACACTCTTAGTGAGACAAACGGAGAGTACTATGTGGACATGGAGACTGATAGCATACTAAGAACCAATGGCGTTTCTGGATACAAAAGCTTTGCGCCCGGACCAGGCTCTGTTAAAGTTACCTATAAAGGTGGATATTCAGCCACACCTGCAGACCTCAAACTTGCAGTAATTGATTTAGTTACATACTATCATAAAGACGAGTACAAGCAGCGTCAGACACTAGCAGGTGCAACTTTACAGAATAGTAACACTACTAGCCAGACGGGTAATGTAGGCTTTCCAGACCATATCAAACGTGTACTGGATTTATATAAGAACTTTTAATGTCTAGTATAGACGTTAAAAAGTCGTTTACTACTCCTCTGCTCAAAGAACTGAACAGTAACAAAGAAACAAGAGAGCAAGTAGAAACCCAACAAGGGCAGCTTCTAATTTTAAGCAATGCGAACGCATTTAAAACAGTATTAGAGGCCAGTCTAGGAATTAAAGTATCAAACCAATTACTACGAAAGGCACTAAAAGCAGGCAGGAAAAGGGCTTTAGAGCTGCAAAATAAGTTTTCAGCAAATAAGAAGGGAAAGAGAAGGTTAGCTACTATTAAGCGAAGGCTAAAAAATGATGGTATCTTATCCGCCCAAAACTTAAAAGTAGGGCAAAACTTATTTGTTGTAGGCAGCTTCGAATCAAGTTTACGGTCTATAAAAGATGTTATGTTAGAGGTTTTATATAAAGCTCTTAATGTTGAGGATGAATCGAAGAGAGCAGATATATCATCTAAAATACAGAAAGGCCACGGAGAGGAAGGGTACGCGGTATCTCAAGTTCAGATAGCAAAGACTATGGGAAGAGCCGCACAGCAAGAAGGCGGGACGGCCCTATTGAAAGATAACTTTAATACCTTTCTAAAAGAGGCAAAAATAGACGAAGAGACTAGACAGGAGTATCTTAATCAGGTAGAGAGTTTATCTGTTCAGTATAAGAATATGGTTACAAAAAGCGGTAAACTAAGAGCACAGTATTTTTCTATTATTACGTTTCAAGATCAGGGTTCCAACACTGAGGATGGAAAAATGGAAAGAAAGCTAGTTACTTTATTCAGGAGGTTTATCAATAAAACATACGGGAACGCGCTCATAGATATGAAAGGCTCCAGTACTATAAGACAAAAGGTCGCCTCCCACGTTGTGCACAGCCTGACGGATGAAATTGGTAAAAGCGTAAGAGCAAAAATTAAAATAGATCCTACACTACCTAAAAAAGGCTCTAAAAGTTCTGGTAAGACAGTATCGAAAGCAAAGAAAGCAAAGAAGACTTCTTTGACTGTTGCCTCTACGGGTACTTTAAAGAGGGTTCGCAAATCTAAAGCCAAGAAAGGCTTTACTAGTAATCCACTAGCTTTGATTGTCGCCCTTAATAAAGAGTTACCAGAAACAGTAAGAAAAAATATGCAACTACCTGCACTAGAAAATAGAACTGGCAGATTTGCTGATAGTGTAAGGGTAACAGATATAATGAAAACTGCAAAAGGGTTTCCAAGTATAGGGTATACTTATCAGAGAGATCCTTACGAAGTATTTGAGATGGGAAGCGGCAATTCAAGAGCTTCTCTAGAGAGAGATCCAAGACAATTGATTGATAGATCTATTCGAGAGATTGCAGCAGAGTTTGCGATCGGCAGATTCTACACTAGGAGAGTGTGATGGCAGTAAGAGACTATACTACAAGACGCCTAAGCATTGTTAATGCTCTTGTGGAAAAAATAAAACAGATTAACGGAACCGGTGGATATCTCACCACGTTAAACGACAATGTATCTCCAAGACTAAAGTTTTGGGATGAAGTAGAGGAGTTTCCTGCAGTACATTTAAACGCGGGGAGTGAGACTAGAGAGTATCAAGGTGCTGGCTATAAGGATCGTTTTCTTAGTATAACTCTTAGATGTTATGTACAGGAGGAAGACTCCGTAGCTGCCTTAGACGGTCTATTAGAAGATATAGAAACCGTACTAGAAGAAAATTCACGATTACAGTATACTGACCGAAAAAATATTACGCAGTATACCCAACAGATCACCGTCGTTAGTATTGATACTGACGAAGGTGTACTTGATCCTTTAGGTGTCGGAGAGATGCTGATAGAGGTTCGATATTAGAAAATGCTGGCACGAGCAAAAGTTCACGCCCAAGCCTTTTCAAGATAATACAGGAGATTAACTCATGGCTAATGAACTATTTTTTAGCAGAAACACCAGAGTAATGGTATCAGACGGTACTACAACATGGGAGATTCCGGTTCTTGACGGATTTTCTTTTTCTCAAGCTACCAATGCTTCCGAAATTACTCTAAACGAAATGGCCGCTTCAGGCGGTACAACTAGCCGACGCGCCCGTCAAATGTTCAATGACTCTTATGCACCTGCAGAATGGTCTTTCAGCACATATGCTCGTCCTTTTAAATCAACAGCAGGCGCTACAACAGGTTGGGATGCTTCTGGTGCAACAGCACAGGTGCACGCAGTAGAAGAAGCTCTTTGGAACGGTTTGGTAGGCAATGCAGCTTTCACAGCCTCCGCTGGCTCTACTTCAGCCGCTTGGGCCAATAATGTTACCAATGCCGCCACAACTTGTACCATTGATTTCGAAGGTTCTAACTTGGTAACTTTAAAGACCTATGATATTTACTTTGTAATGGGTAGTGGTACTATCGCCGACGCAACTCACACTGCTTACAAATTAAAATCTTCCGTAGTAAATAGTGCGGGTATTGATTTTGATATTGATGGTATTGCTACTATTAACTGGGCTGGCTTTGCATCTCTTATTACAGAGGTTCCTGCAACAAATGTTCCTGCTGTAACTATCAATGAAGGCATTACTGCTACGAATAACTTTATTCGTAACCGTTTGACTACTTTGACTACTGCAGGAAATACCGCAGAAGGCTCTATTGCTGCTTCGTATACTCTTACATTAACAGGCGGAAGCTTGAATTTTGAGAACAACATTACTTACCTAACTCCAGAGACTCTGGGTGTAATCAATCAGCCGATTGGTCACGTAACTGGTACACGTAATATTGGCGGAAACTTTACTTGCTATTTGAGCAATGCTTCAGCAGGAAGCGCAGAATTGTTTGAAGACTTAATCGAGTCTACAGATGTTGTAACTAACGACTTCAACCTAGTGTTTGATATCGGTGGTACTTCCTCTCCTACAATGAAAGTAACTTTACCTTCCTGCCACTTAGAAGTACCTTCGCACAGTATCGAAGACGTAATCTCCTTAGAGGTTAACTTCCACGCTTTGCCTAGTACTATCAATGACGCGGATGAAGCTACAATTGTTTATAAGGGCGTAACAGTCTAATATAAAAATGTAACTCGCTAAAAAGGGACTTCGGTCCCTTTTTTCGTCCCCTGTGAAAAATAGTTCTTGACTTTCAGGTCCTACTGCATTATACTATGTAGTACAAAATAGAAGTACGGAAAACAACTTTCCTGCTCTTTAACCATAATTTATATAGAAAGGATAAAACATGAGTGACACCCCTATTTCATTAGCTACTCTAATGACGCCAAGCAAGACTGTATCAATAGACTTCCCAGGATATGCGGGAATGGATGTAAGCCTTTGTTACTTAGGCAGAGAAGAGCTAGTAAAGCTTCGTAAGAAATGTGTTAGCACTAAGTTTAGTAAAAAGACTCGTCAACCTGAAGAAATTCTTGACGAAGATAAGTTTTTATTAGAGTACTGTAAAGCAGTGATTAAAGGCTGGACAGGCCTAAAATATCGTT